CATAGATCTTCGATGTATTCGACCATTTAATGCAGATTCGATCATCTCAATATCATCTACAGTTAATTCGAAGGTTTTATTGGGTTTCATTATCGCCTCTATGTTTCAAAATATAACTAAATTTATCCTAAGTTTAACTTTTGCATTTCATTTAATGCATCTTGTCTTATACCACGAAAAATTATCCCGCGGCGGATTTGATTAGTTTTATTTGGCATAATACTATGCAGCACATTACCATAAAAACAACTGAACCCACCCAAAGAAACCGGTGGTTGGACATAATTATTTTCAAAGAAAGCTTTATAAAAAGGTTTTTCTTCATTCCAATTAGTGGTATTGTATATATATCTATGCGTTCCAGGTACATATGCAGTAGCACCGTTTTCTATTGTAAAATCAACTAAAGGAATCATAAAGGTAACACTTAAAGGACCTTTATCTAAATATTTAGACATTTCGCATTCAAGTTTTTGTGGCCACAAATATGGCGCATCTAAGTGGGGCTGAATAGAATAATCATGCTTGTAATTAGACATAATATAACGGTTAGTTAATTGCCAGTCCCAATCTTTATTCCCAAATAAAACATCACAAATACTTTTTAATAACGGAAGCATGGTTGTGTTAATAAATAAATTATTTTTTGGAGTTTGTGCCCAATGATAAGCCCAATCAATATTTTTAATTTTAGCTTCTGATAACACATCTGGATTATTTAACCACCGTCCATTACCATGACCCACAAAAGGCGGGAGTTTACTTGCAACTTTATTAAATGCAATTAAATCTTCGGTATTAAATACATTATCAACAATAGCAATACCATCTTTATCTAAATCTGATAAAAAATTTTCTGTTAACATTTATATTATCGCCTCATTTGAGCCGCATCTTTTGCGGCTTGCATATTATCTTTGCGAATAGGCATAAGATTTGATTTATGAGTTACAACAATACCAGCAATTTCATTACCAGTATATTGAACAGTGTCTTTTTTAAGTCCATTACTACAGATTGTATCTGACGTTTTTATCATAGAAGTGCTTTTATAATCGGGTATTTCATAACGGTGATCTTTAAGACCATCACCCTTTATACCCATCTTTTTTAAAAAAGCTTCATGTTCTAATTGAGCTTTCTGCCAACCAGGCGATTTTTTTTGTTTTCTTTTTTTAAAATTATTACTAGACATTCCGCGAATTAAATGCATACCTGACATAGTATACCTTCCCCTTTAATAAAGATTACTCTATTATTATATCATATTTTGACGGAAAGTAAACAGCTAATTTTAAATTTATGTTATTTTTTTATAGCTGTTTTTTTCTTAAGTGCTTTTCGTTTTGCAAGAGCTTCTTTCATTTCCTCGAGCGGATTTGCTTTTGCTGCTTTAATTGCACTAAATTTGCCTGTTCCGGCTTCTGTGGACTTTGCTTGTTGTTTATTATAAAATCCAGCATTTTTAATTCTTTGACTCATATCACCTTTAGGTTTTGGCATTTATATTCTCCATTTTATTAGCCTATATTTTATATATAAATATTTTTATGAAGCATATATTTTTTATTATAATTTTCTTATTCAGTACAGGCTGTTCCATATTTAATACATTGGGGCAACAGCCAAAACATACTATAAATCTTACTGAAGCGATTTATTATGTTGGTCTTAATGAAAATATAGATCGTGTTCAATTAAAAAGATTTTTAAATGTTGACCCGGTTACAACTGAGTGGTGCGCAGCATTTATCAATGCGGTTTTAGCTAGAAATAATATATCAAACCTACACGATTTTAATTCTAAACGACCGTTATTAGCACAAGAATTTTTAAATTACGGAGAAATAATTCTTGAAGAAGAATTGCGGTATGGCGATATTATAATAATAGAGCGCCCCGGCGCAAAATGGCAAGGTCATGTTGGATTTTTTATGGGAATTCGGCATTCTCGAGGGCAAAAATATTATTTACTTTTGGGCGGTAATCAAAATAATAAAGTTAGTATTGCCCCATATTCATCAAAAAAATTAATTGGAATGCGAAGATATTCTAATTATAAATAAAACTATATAAGCAATTAATGAGAATCTAATGTATACTTTTAAATCATTTATAAGCGAAAGCGCTAAATCAGATAAGTATGAAAATGATATGGCTAAACACATTGCCGATATGGGTTTAGACGCATCTCGTCCAGCCGTTGATCCAACATATTCAGATATTCTTATTAAATATAAAGGCGATCGCATATGGTTAGAAGTTAAAATGAATCACTCTGACCAACTTGGCAATACTCGCGCTAGTTTTGACGGTAAAAAATGGATTGCCGCAATTGATAAAAAAGGCCCTAGTAAGGGTAAATTATCTCCTCTTAAAGCATATATTACTAAAACCTTAAATAACGATAAAGATACTCAAGCATGGTTAAAAGATCTTGAAAAGTTTTCCGGAATAAAGGGTATGAAAGTACCCACATTAATTTCTGGATTGAGTGATCCAAAATCCGTTCCACGTGATGTAATGATTGCATATTTAAAAGGTAAAAAACAATATATTTTAAATAAACCTGAAGTAGATTTGGGCGAGTTAATTACTCAGCATTATCTTAAAGGGAAATCCGAGCCAGCATATTATATGCAAGCCGGCGATGATTTCTATAGAATTGGTTCTGCAAATCCAATGGGCGTTCCTAATGATGTTCCATTACTCTCTGGCACTGGCCCATTCAAAATGCGCATTGGTATGCGCTCAAAGTATTATGAGGTGCAGCCCGAGGTTAAAATTACTAAAATGCCGAGCAGTAAGTATTCCTTAAAGCCCGGCACTAGTAAATTAAACCCATTTGAAAATATCAAATAATTTTATTTCTTTTTCAAAGCATCAGCACCAAAAAATGCTGAAACCAATGCTGCAATAGCAACAAAATATGTTGGTGCAATATCGCCAACAATTTTAGCAGCAGTGTCTAGTCCTAATAATGAAGTCAATATAATTGCAAATGGATATAATAGCATACCCATTAAAGCAAACCATGTCATTTTCCGCATAGCATCTCTTTGTGCATCTTGATCTTCTAACGCTTTACGCTTAAATTCAAGGTGCATTTCCATTTCATCAGCAGAAATGTGCCCATCGCCATTTATATCAACACCTGTTACTGCAGATGCATCAATTGTTTTTGTATTAGCCGTTGTATCAGCTATTGTATCAGCCATATTTTTCTCCTATGATTTTAGTCTGAAAGTGGATTATCAAAAGCCTCTTGAATCCGCTGTCTAATATCATCATCTAATTTATTCATTTTGGCTTCTATTTCAGCAACAATAGTTTTCATAAAATCACGAGTATCTTTTTCTGATGCTCTTGTTGTACCTTCAACTTCACGGATACTAGCTGTAGTATCTTTTTGTAGTTGGTTCATTTCATTTCGAATTCCTTCAAGCGTGTCGCCAATACTATTTTGTGTTGCCTTAATTCTTGCTTCGCTAATCTCGAGATTTGTACTAATTTTATCCCGCACATTAGCTATCGTATCTTGATTATCTTTTAATGTTATTCGTAAACGTTCTTCAAATGTATCTAATTTTGCAAGAACATCGCTGCGAACTTCCCTTACAGCATTTTCTGCAGTAATAACATTATCTTCAAGTGTATCGATTAAATTCTCAAGCCTAGTAATATCTGCTTTTAAATCGTCTTTAATAACAGTAGTATAGCCAATAGCATCTTCTAGTTTTTGGAGTTGTAGTTCATTAGCAGAGCTAATTGCATCAATATCAATATTCTGAACAATTTCTTTCATATCCATATAATCGGAATAAAATTCAAATCCCGCCCACGCTGCGCCGCCAAGCGTTGATAACGCGGTAAGAATAGCAAACATTTTGCCACCTTTAAATGTCATTCCTGCAAATTCAACTTCTGCCATGTTATTCCCCTAAAAAATATTCTATTCCGAGTGTAAGTGCAATATCGTTATCTTCATTCAGAGTCGGAGTCACAAAATAATATCCATAATTGAATTTTAAAAAAGGAATTATACCCTTTTCTGTTAATCCATAATATCCGTTTACAATACCATATTCTATATTTAAATCTTTATATAATGTATGTTCAAATCCTGCATATATGCTGGGAATTTCAAAACTATTTAAATATATCCCAGATATATAATTTCCACATTCTAATCTTCCATGCGGGTGTATTTCATTAAATTCTATACCTGTATTTAAATGAGCAGATACAGCCAATCCTATTAAATAATTACAAATCAAATTATAATTTTCCTATTTACTTGCACCCACATAACCAGCCACAAGTCCAATTATGCCAGTAATGCTCATTTGCAATAACTCAACAATATTTTGATCAAGTTCTGCATTATGTTCAGCAGCAACCATAAACTCATCAACAACAATAAGACCTAAAAGACCCATTAAACCTACTGCCATAACTAATACTATTACATCTTTTATATACATCATTTTTTAAATCCCTTTAATTTTGCCTTCATATCACTCAACTCTTTAAGTTTGGCATTTTTATCTGTTTTTTCTATTTCAACAGAAGATTTTTCTTGCCCAATTTTAATTCTTGGTATTGTATTAATATCTAATGCTTTACGTGCCTCAGCAATACGTAATCGTAAACTTGTTACTTCGGCCCGCATTTGTTTATAATCCAATAGAATTATTCCTCAAATTGTAATTCTCGCAATTGCCTTACTTCTTGTTCTAATTTCATTATTTCTAACCGCTTACGCTTTAATTCTAATTCGAATAATTGATTACAATCAATCCGAGATTTAGTAGTTTTGCCAAGTGGTATTGTTATTCTTGCATATACACCAATATCAGTATTATCAGAATTATAATAATCCCTATCAGATAGATTATCGGGTTCAGTAATAAATCCAGTAACACCAAATTCTAAATTAGTAGCAGAACCAATTGCGTTTGAACAATCTAATTCACCAGCTTTAAATTTATCAGATTGATAACTAGCAGGACCATTTGGTATTTGTAAATTTAAAGAGCTCGATTCAGCAATTGCTTTTTGTCCCAATAAAAATATTAATAATATACATAATATAACTTTTTTCATATTTCATCTCACTTTATTTTCGAACATATTCGCGATGAGACACCGGTTGTTATAACATCTTTTTTTAGTAATTTCGATGTTGAACAAATATATGTTATTCGTGGTTTATCTATTTCTCGTATATAAATTTCAATTTCTTTATAAGCAAGATAATTTACACTTATAATTTTATTAGAAGCTGCAAATGGAATACTATTCCATTCTTCATCATGTGCAGAGATAGCATAATATTGTATTTCTTTTCTTTTATTAAATAGCCGCATTTTAGTATAAAGAAGGCCATCCATATATGACCTCTTTAGTGTTGGATAGGTTGGTGTCCATTCATGGGCCGTAGCTGAAGTAGACACCAACACTAAAAATAATATTATTTTGCTATACATTCTGCGCTAACTAAAGCCTTATATTCGCCACCCGGAAATGATTTATCAAATCCATATGTTACAGTTGATGATACATTAAACCATGTTGAGCCAGCTATAGTAAGATCATATTCGGTTGTATTATCATATATAACTTTTGCTGTTTCATAACCGGACATAGTAGTTTCTGACATAGTGCCAACTGTTACTTCGCCCGTCCAGTTTACAGCATCTGTTAAAGTAGGGCTGGTTGAAAAAGTATTTGGTGTAGAAATTTTTGCAAGATATGAATCAGCAATCGCTACGTCAAACCGAATAACTGGTAAAACCCCACCGTCAGCCGGAGCAGTGCTTAGTTTATTTGGGGTAGGGTTACCATATACACCCGGAGTATCTGAATATATTGTGCATTTTGATGTGACATTTCCTGTAATGGGAAAGTCCTCAGCAATTGCTGTTGAAGCAAAAGCAATGGTGAATAATATAGAAATAGATCTAAACATTTATTTCTCCTATGTTATCTATTGTATTGCGAGCGTACCATTGTATTATGTTGTGTGTCTGTAGATAGTGATCGCATTGCTCTATTATTATCAGGTAATACTGAATCTTTAATTTGTAAGTCTTCTTTGTATTCGCCGCCTGGGATGAGTACAGTATAATATGATTCAAGTATCGGAAGATTTGCTAATGCTTCAAAAGCAGCATTTTGTTGAGTTTGGTCAATAAGGCTATTACTAGCTCCTTCGACCCTCATTCGACTTTGCATTTCTTCATTTTCCATTTCTTCCAGATCTTTTTCTGGATCTTCTTCTTCTTCTTTTATTTCAGCTTCAGTCTGGGATTCTAACCATGTTGTATAATATGGATCGTCTTCTGATAGTTCTGTTAATCCCATATCTTGTAAATATTTATATAATGCATCTAAAAAACCGGGACAAGATGGATCATTTAATGGACTTATACAGCTAATAGCATTTTCACCAATATCCATTTTATATGAATAAATTAATGTTGAATTGCTAATAGATCCATCACCTTCTATTTCCATAGACCCATCACCCCATAATTCTGCATTTGAGCCAGGAAAGGTATATAACTTTCGAATATTTCCGCCATTTCCACCAGACCAATCATCTGTTTTTTCAAAAATATATCCATCGCCAGTAGAATTTTCATTTCGAATATGTACTTTGGCGTCAGCGTCCGGATCTTTGTTCATTGTATATTGATATATCACTCCATTAATTTGAAGAGAAATATTTGGAGCAGAATGATCTGGTAAAATACCAGTCATATTCCAAGATAATCCATTGGACGTTACATTATTGGTAGTTCCGTATATTGTTTCAGAGAAGGAGTAAGAGGAGCAAACCGCCCACCACACCAACGCCACCAAGAGTGCTCTTAGTGTCATCAGACATCACCTTTCTTTTTTTATCAGAATCTGGTCGTAAATGCTTGTTATCAGGCGAATTCCACGCGTCTTTTGCTTCTGAACCAATCAAACCGTCAAATGGACATGGTGTACCAGCATTCATCATTGCAGTAAACACACGATTATCTTCACACATAACTGATACTGCCGCAACTTTCATACCCATATCATACAAAGTTTTAGCGTTTTTTAATTTCTCACAATTCATATCACGGACTGTTTTACCGGCCGAAATACCTAATATCTGAGTTTGTACAGCACCAGCTACACCTATTGTGCATAAATCAGAATTACTCCCATTAATAGAGGGAGAAATTGCGGAAGGTGGCGGAGATTTAATTGTAGCATTAGAATTGCTATCAGATTTTACTGTGCTATTATTAGTATTATCTGTATATATTGTATCATCTGTAACAGTATCTGTGGTGTCTTGTGCAAATACCGCAGTCGATAAACTCAATACTACTAATGTAAAAAACATTTTTTTAATCATACGAAATAATCCTCTAATAATTATATGCATTCGATTTTTAATTTTCATTCATATTGTTATTTATACATATAAAAAATTATACAAAAAAAAGAGGAGCCAAAGCTCCTCTTAATTTCCAATTAATTGGTTAGTTTAGAATGCAAAGCTTAATTCAATTGAAGGAGAAAAATCTTCACTATTTAAATTATAATTTGCGCCTGTGGTAAGCTCAGCGCCCGCAATACCATATACAAATTCGCCACCAATATTTTGTAGCATATCAGTGTCGTCACCATTAATATATGTTGTAATTACAGATTGCTTTGCTACAAGCTCATAACCTATTGCTGTAGTGTCTACATCATAAGATACTGCACCGCCAACTGCGGCAACACCAAGATCAACACCAGTAACACCGGCGCCAAATACAGTATTTTCAGTATTTAAGTTATAATCAGCAGCGGCAGTAATTTCAATTCCAGCTACGGATGGGAGTACAATTGCGCCCTGTACATTGCTAATATCTGTAATATCGGCAGCAATATCAGTAAATCCGATAGCCGCAGAAATTGCACCCATATTTACTTGTACAGATTCAGCCATTGCTGGAGCAGTAAGTGTTTGCTCGCCTTCGGCACCTGGCATTACACCATTGTCATCGCCAATTGCAATATCGATACCGGCTACTTGTGTGCCAATTGTCCAATTATCAAGAGTAACACTATTTCCGTCTGTTGCGGAAAAGTCAAGGTTTACAGTTGAAATACCAGCAACATCAATACCAAGATCGAATGTTGGAGTTGCGGCCCATTTATCTGCAGCAGTTTCTGCAAATGTTAAAACAGCTTTACCAGATAATGTTGGGCCATATGGCAGTACTGTAGTTTCAGCAAATGCTGCACCAGCAAATCCTGTTACAAGTGCAGATGTGATAAGTAAATTACGCATTTCGTATATTCTTTCTGATTTTATAAAAATTTTAAATATTAAATATGCCACTTTTCTGTTGCTAAGCAAGTGGCCAGCTCCCTGTGTTTATGCAGCTAGTGCATAACCAGATGGTGCAAAGTTATTATTTGCAGTTATAGTGTTTGATCTATACGCGATCATCCGGTTAACTCCACTTCCACTTTCACACCTGTCGATCCTAATTCAGCCCCATCAAAAACACTTGAAACTTCTCCATAGCATCAGGTAGCTAAATCCTTATCTACTTCATCGAATATAGGTCGTCACCTATCAAGTGCTTATGGTGGAGCTGTCGGGATTCGCACCCGAGTCCAGTATGTGTCCACGTCGCTTCAACGTTAACAAAGATACTTATAAAAATTTAATGCAAGTTGTAACTTATAATTTTATAATAATCAATTATGTGTTAATTATGTGACAATATAATGTATAAAGGGGGATTATCTCCCCCCTTATGTTTTCAAGCTATTTTAATAGTAAGTATCGAATTACTTAAACATGTATTTAGCTGTTGATGTAGATGCTTTATACATTTTACCATCTGCACCACATTGATAAACATATGGGTATTTTGGCGAACGAGGTTTAAATGCAAGTAGCTTATCGCCATTAGAATTTACAAATTTAGTGATACCATCAAGACGCGCAAACATTTCGAGGTTTTTTTGATCGTGTGATTTAGCCCCTTTAATTTTTGCATTAACTTTGATTTTAACATCATCTACATCAAAAGACATATGTCCTACTTCAATATCAAGATTTGCTTTTGATGCATACTTATTCATTACTTCTTGCAGTTCAGCCCGAAGAGCCCGACAAGTTGCACGATCAAATTTTGTGAATTTTGTTTTAGTCATAGTAGTCATGATATATTCCTCTTTGTTTTCATCTTATACACCTTTATAGCATATAAGAAAAGGAATGTAAACAGTTAATTTGCAATTTTATAATTTTTTTTAAAAATTCACGATAATGTGTTATTTTAGTTACAACTCATTATCGTGAATATAAAGTTGAATAAGAGCATAGTGCAATACTTTCATTAGATCCTTACGAGCATCATCTCGTGATCCTTTTTTGCCATATCTATTAGAATACTTATCTACATTGCCCATGCAAAAACCGGTTCCATGCCCACGTTCAATAATAACTTCGGTTGATTGAAATTTGCTTTGTGAATAATGTCCGGAATATGTTTTATCAATATACTCTCGGAACTCATTAATAAGTTCACCTTCTTTAAATTTATAATCAATTTTTTCCTGGATCTTATTCATCAAAACACCTTTACGTTTTCTATTCTATATTATACCATATTCTGACGCGCGCGTAAATCAAAATAATACGGATTAAGATTTAATGCTTTGGACTGTTCTTTTGCTTTTTCTTCGGATCTGCATGTTGTAATACAATAACCCGTTGAGCCACCAAGTTTAATTTCCCATCGAGATTCCCCATTAGGAGTTAATGTTTTAAAGACACGAAAATCGTTTCGTAGAGATGCTTTCATAATATATTCTTTCTATAAGATTTCCATGCCAGTAAAATATTCTTGCTTCCACCCGCAAGCTTTAGCATAAGCTTCAACAATTTCACTATATTCTGCGGTTGCCCACATGCCAGCTTTAAGAGCCCATTGTTTCATATCCATTTGAATTGCACTTGATTGTTCCCCTTGAACCGGTTGTGCTTGATGAATACGAATCAATTCATCAGTGATCGCCGCGGCATAAAGGTTATGATAGATTGGTTGTTTCATTATTATACTCCCAAATAATCGGTTTTTAGAATTTCGAGTTGCCCAATAGCGTTTGGATAACGAGTGAGTAAATTTTCAGTATTGTCTAGCAAGTCGTCACGTAAAACATCTAAGCAGTCTATGATATATGATCGGGTATATACAAAACATTCATTGTACATATCAGCTTCAACAAAAGCCCAATTGATTTTGTTATTATAATCAAAATTCTCGCGAAGAAAAATCGCGGTATTAAAAGCTTCGACTACATCATTTTTGATGGCCGAACCATTTGCTAGATGATAGATTGTCATACTGATTCCTTTATTTAGTATATAATTAATATAACATATATACAAATAAATGTAAACAGCTAAGCGCAATTAAATATTATTTTTTAATCATATCCTAAAACTGCGACATATTTGCGCTCATTATCTAATAATTCATTTTCGCGGATTTTCCAAGCAAGCTCAAATCCAGATTCGTGGATATAATTTTCATTATTTCCCCAAAGTCTTTCGAAATATGAATGATAAAGTTTTTCAACTTCTTGATCTGTCCAAGATGTATCAATAAGTTTGCCTTTAACTAACCAATTAAATCGATTAGCTTCTTTACGTACATATGCTGTACACATTGCAAATCCCCTTATGGTGTATAAAATTATTTATATAGAAGGGGCCCTTATGTTAGCGCTAGCAAATAATGATAACGCTAACATAAAAGATTAGTATAATCCACCCGGAATAAAATAAAAGTCAATTAATATAAGAAATAGTCCAAGCATTACACCTTGCACAAGAGTTTTTATTGTGGTTGTATTCATATTATATTTTCCAATCATTTATAAAATATATGACTATCAATTTGTTTAGTCACTTTGAAAGATGCTGACCAATATGGGTTAACATAATCAGCATGATAAAATAAAGCGCCTGCAGTGGGGTCATTTTTATTAAAAGCATAATCATATAATACTGCATGCGAAACTTGCTTAGCTTTTTCCCAAGCTTGGGAATTTTTTGGGTTGTCAGATTTTCCGTCATGAGTCCAGCTAAACTGTTTATTTTGCCATACAACACCACAGATAGTATTCGGAAACTTTTTAGAATTAACTCTATTTAATGTTACCCAAACTACTGATGCTTGCCCAAGCACACTTTGATTTCTAGCTTCAAAATATACATTTTGCTGCAAACAATGTATTTCTTTATTTGAAAACGACTTAACGAATTCCTTTGCTTCGGCCTGCTGAATTGAAATATATCCGCCAATACACATTGCTGAAGCTAATGCGGTATTAGTAACTCCGGATAAAATGTTAGATATTTTCATTAAACTGCCTCACTTTTTTCATTATATAATTTATAACACATAATAAAACAAATGTAAACCCCTAAAATACATTTAATTAAAAATTAATCATCAGTTTTTCCTACCATGCGATTTTCCATCGAGCTTTTAATATCAAGCACAGTTTCTTGTTCAATTATTTTAATAATAGTATTTGTGACATCAATATCTTTTTGAATGAAAAACATTTTCATTTGTAGTTTTTTTAGTTCTTCTGTATAAAATTCGAGTTCTTTTTCTTTGCGAATTTTTTGCTCAAGAATATCGGTTATTTGAATAAGTTCAACCATTAAATAATTTTATCCCTATTTTAATTTAGTTCACAAAATAAAATGTTTATTACAATATTAACATTAAAAGGGTACCAACAACAACACCCATTACAAAACCAGGTGGAACAAATAATGTAGTTTCTTTTTTAGGCAGTTCAGCTTTAATATGATTAGATGGGCTGGGCGAGCTTAAATAACTTTGATATTGTTTAGGTGTTATTAATTTTACCTTATCAACAGACTTAACATATTGCTGTCTAGATTTGAGCTGTGATAATGTTGATATTGGAGGAGGAGTTACATTTATATGCATTTACCGAGATTTACCCTGCCCTCGATATTTTTTATAACCACGTTTTTTATTTTTATTCATAGATGAGGTCGAAACATTTTTGAGACCCTGTGATGATTTTTTATTGCCAATAGCCATTTTATATTTTCCTTATTTAAATTTTAAAATCTTTGAACCGATCAGCGGTATGTGTCTTATCAAAAGTTGGTGTGTCGTCAGTAAGTGTTTGTTCATTTTCATCAATATCAAATAATTTCATTTTTGATCTATCGACACCAATTACAAATCGTTTTTTATATGATGGATCATTATATCTATTCTTCAATTGTTTAACTGCAATTTGACCCATTGATTCAAGTTCTTCAGTAGAAAGCAAAGCAAACATTAGATCAGCAGTTGCAGGCAAACCAAAAGATTCGGATGTATCAGTTAAATCAATATCACTACTTCCATAACCGCTACGAGTTGTTTGTGTTGCAGAAACAACTGGAAGATTAAATTCCATTGCTAAGCCGCGAAGTTCTTCAGCAATTGATTTAATAAGTGTATATGAATTTATATTACCACCAGCTTTCATTCTAGCAGAAGCACAAATATTGAGATAATCAATATAGATAATATCCGGTATGAAAGACTTTTTAAGTTTCAATTCATTAAGTAGTGCTCTGAAGTGTGAAGCGTTTGCTTGACCTGTCGGATATTCCTTAATAATCAATTTACCATTAGTGCGGCTAGATACTCGATGTACTCTTTCTGCAAACATTGATCTGGTCAGTGTTGGCAATTGATCCATCGGAAGATCTAACAAATTCGCATCAATGCGCTCTGCTACACGCTCTTCTGCCATTTCCATAGTAAGATACAAAACATTTTTTCCGGCAGTAAGGTTTGCGGCGGCGCAGTGGCACATAAAAAGAGATTTGCCTACACCAGTACCGGCCAAAATAATATTAAGAGTTTTATTTGGAAGACCGCCATTTGTAATTGCATTGAAATATGATAAATCGAATGGCAATTTTTCTTCATCCCGATGATAGAATTCATACCGTTCATCAACATTTTCAATATAGTCATGGCCAATATTCGTATCAAATGAAACACCGAGTGCTTTGCTAAGAATATCCGGTAAAGCATTTTTAGTTAGTGTGTCATGTTTACCGTCAATAATACTAATAGATTCCATTACCGCAATAAACAATGCTCTATCTTGGCACCACTTTTCGGTAGTGTCATAAAGCCATTGCCCATCAACAGTTTCTTCACTAAACAATGAAGGCAAAATTTCTACTGCATGGCTATGTTGTTCTGCGTTAAATGAAGTGCTTTGATCAAGTTCAATTTTAAATGATTCGAGTGTTGGCAATTTATTATATTGCCCAACAAATTTACCTACTTCTTTAAATAATTGCTTATAGGTTCCTTCAAAATAATCTGGTTGAATAAATGGAAGAACTTTACGCATAAAGTCTTCATTCACAATAATATTTTTAATAATAAGTTGTTCAATATTAATAGTCATGAATTATTGTAGATTTCCTTCTTCGCGCATTTTAGCGCGGATTTTGGTTGCAGAAATATTATGTATTGCTTCGCCTAAGTCGTGTTCAGTAAAAGTATAACCAACACCTCGACCATAGCTAATGTCTACAATGTTTGGTACTTTCATAATAACATATTCTGTACCCTTTGTAAACCCTGCATTGTGCAATCCATCCTCAATAGCATCACAAACATAATCATAATAAAATGGATTATCATCTTGAGCAGCGGTGCGCCCACCTCCAGCATCCTCACCGATAATGCCTTCAACGTCACGTACCATAATAATAACTTGACCAGTTTCAGCAAATGCTTTCTTAAATAGTGCTGTGTGGCCATCATGCCATGGTTGCCAACGACCAAGCATCTGTGCTGTCGGTTTTTTCCAATCAAACATTTTTTACTTCTCCGGTTAAATTAATATGCCTATGAATAGCATCAACCAATGTTTCGTCTGTATCATCAAACCAAGCCGAAACGTGATAATTTACTTCAGCTGCTTTTGGATTTTGAAATAATTTATTAGTATCACTAAATCGACCTTTAGCAATAGTATCCATCCATACCGTATAATCGGCATTAAATATATCCCGAGTAATTTCCAATGGACATACAAAATCGCAAATAACAATTCGGTCAGTATTAACTTCATAATCAGCAATATTTTTCATTCGATATGCTTGCCGCAAACGGGCAGCTTCACTAAATTCCCAATCATTAGCCATTTTGCGAATTTCATCGGCATTAAACCAGGCACAATTCAATCGCTTCTGCAATCTTTCGGCTAGCCATGTTTTACCAGATCCGGGTAAACCCATAATTAAAATTTTCATTCTTATACCTTTAATTTACATCTTCTATAAGAGCTTCATCATTTATAATTGCCTGCTCAATAACTGAAACTAAGATATCACCCGCAACAATATTAAAATCAGGACCTTCTTTTAATCCATCTATTGGGCTGCTTACAATACTATATTCAAATTGTAATTTGGGATCTTTATCAGGGGTAGTATCATCTATTCGAACTTTACCAAATCGCAAAACAGTTTCAATATAATCCCCCCGTAAAATACGTATCAACCAATGTTTATCACTAGTGTCTGGAATTAGTTCGTAATCAATTTTTTCTTCGTATTTCATTATTCACCTACAATTTCATCCATAGAAACTACATCTTTATGGCCGATAGTAAATTGCTTTTTAATAAACTCTTTAAAGTCTGTTTCTGCCATAATACGTGTCCAGAAAGGCTCTTGTAATGTATCAGCAGCACGGGCTTTATTAGTAAGAACTTCTCCATCAGCTGGATTAACCCCTTCGTACCAGCCATTAGATGGCTTACGTGCATATCCGCCAGCAATAGCAACTTCTAACAATCCAGAATAAGGTTCAACGCCACCCTCCCATGATACCGAGATAGGAATTTTGGATTTTTCTTTGACAGAACGAGACTTTTCAATATTAATAACAAAATCATATCCAGTAACTTCTGTACCAGTTTTATTCTGCCGGCGCCCAAGGATCCAAATATCATTTGCTGAATAGTAAATTCCCGTACCACCCGAAACAATAGCCTTTGGAAATAATCCAATCTCTTGATATGTGTGATTAACAGCCAACATTGAAATATCTTTCATAGCTAGATATGGGGTACACATACGAAACAAACTTTTTAGTTGTTTGGCGCGCGACATATCTGCAACAGATTTTTCATTCTGAGTATCTTCTATTTCTTTCTTTGAAGCAAGGTTACCAATTGAATCAATAACAACAATAACATTATCTTTACGATCCATGCCTTCGAGCTGTGAAATAAGATCAAATTTTAGTTCTTCAACATTAGTAATAGGTGTATGCAAAACTCGGTTTGTATCAATATTGAATTGTTCAAAATATGTCTGTGGTGAACCAAACTCTGAATCATAAAACAACATTACTGCATCTTTGTGTTTTTCCATATAAGCGCCGGCCATAAGCAACGCAAAAGATGTTTTAAAGTGTTTAGATGGTCCGGCAAGTACAAGAAGCCCCGGGGATAGCCCGCCATCCACAGAACCAGATAATGCAACATTTACCATTGGTACTGATGTTGATACCATCTCTTTATTATTAAAAAAACTCGATTCTGACAACACTTCGGTTGCTTTAAGTTTTGAGTTCTTTTTTAGCTTATCCATAATACTCATTTAAATATAGTACTCCTAAAAATATTTGATTACGTTTATTATATCATGTGAGAGGTACAATGTAAACTAATTATAATTTACATTTTGTTCTAATTCGCGATCATTTTTTAAATAATTTCGTCTATAATTATTATTGGCTTCAATAATATTTTCAAGTATTGGAAATTCACTTGTTTGCGATGCAAATGCTGCAAATGCTGCTGTATCTTTTGGAAAACATGCACCACCAAATCCACGCTTATTATCAAATCCCGGAACTAATGTATGTGAGCTATTAATACGCATATCACTTCCAATAGCAGAAATAATAGTTGAAAAATCGGCGTTAGAGCCATTTACAACATCATAGAATTGATTAAACCATAATACCTTAGATGCTAAAAAACAATTTATCCCATATTTCACAAAGCTAGCTTCTACTCCAGTCATATGGAAACTTGGGCAAGGTTTGCAATTACTTAGTTTATTATATAGCTCTTCGAGTTGCAAAGTTTGTTCTTTATTACCCCCAAAAATATGCATTGGAGGATTAACAAAATCTTCATTAGCATTTTTCTCTGTGAGGAATTCTGGATTATAAATTACATTAATTGAATCTTTTTGAAGTTTTTCAATAATATCTGGTGTAACTGTTGACTTAATCACAATAAGGCCTGTAGCGTTATCTTTTAGCCAATTGACTGTTTCTTCAACAATACTTCCATCAATTGCTCCATCTTTTCCCATTGGAGTTGGAACAGCAACAAATATTAGATCAAAGTCACCCTCTCGAAGATCCTCAATAGTATTGCCATGAATAGGATCAACAATAAATTTCGGAGTATTAACAAACCCATATTCAATAGCTTTACCAACAAACCCATGCCCTACGATAGCAATCTTATTCATAATGCATTCTCCTTTAATTAGTATTATTATATACTATTTTTTAAACATTGTAAATAGATTTATAATGCTTTCTTGCTTTAATTAAATCTTTTAAATAATCATGCGGTTTGGTTATAAAAGTTTGAGGGGCATCGCCATCTACCGTAATAAGAACAACGCTTTGTTTAATCGGAATTCCAGTTCTTTCGAAAAATGCCGCGGCATAAAATGCACATTGCATAAAATAGTTTTGAATCCATTCTTCTTTTTTGGGTTTTCTTGATGTTTTAAAATCAATAATAGAAAGTTCTCCGGCCCATTCGCCAATACAATCAACTTGACCTGCGCATTTAAAATGATCAGAATATAGAAATTCTTCTTGAAACCAAACATTATTAATATTTGCATCAATGATAGGTTTAATGTCATTAAAAGACGCTACATTATTCGGCAAGACACCCTTTAAATAATCTTCATTATTATTCAAATAATCTTCACATATTTGATGAACTTTTGTGCCCCGCTTTGATGCTCGGGCAGAAATTTTATTAGCTTCTTCTTCGCCAACTCTTTTGCGCCATGCTTTAATACTATCTTTGCTAAGTTCACTTAATACAGTAGTAATTGAAGGATAAGTATTACCTTCTGGAGTAAAATACCGCCGCCCCTTTTCAGTTGTTTTGCGAGTAAGCTTTGGTAAAATTATTCCATGATCATAATGTGTAATAGGCATTAGTTAACACCATAAAATTCTTTGTACCATGTAATAAAGTTTGCAACGCCAACACTCATCGGTGTAGTTGGTTTATAGCCTAGTTTTTGAAGTTTAGTGGTATCACTCCAGGTTGCTTGGCTATCCGCAGGATGCATTGGCACTAATTCTTTAATAGCAGTGCGATCAAGATTGTATTCAATAGCTTCTACAAAATCCGCAAGCTTAACCTGATCACCATATCCAATATTATATATCTCTCTAATATCAGTCTTAGTTAATGTTTCATTAATAACAATTTCAATACCCTGAACAATATCATCTACATAGGTAAAATCACGAATCATATCGCCATAATTAAATAATTCGATTGGTTTTTCATCGATAATATTTTTTGTAAAATCAAATAGCGCCATGTCAGGACGCCCCCATGGACCATACACCGTAAAGAAACGCAAACCAATAGTATTGGTAATAGCACTTGCCATAAACTGGGATTCATTTGTAGATTTACTAAACCCGTATGGATTTAGCTGATAGCCAGTTTTTTCGTCTTCTTTCCATGGTAATGGGTTTCCAACCATAGTGCATGATGTTGATGCGTATACAACATTCTCAATGCCGTTATCTTCACATACACTAATAAGATTTTGAGTACCAGTAATATTATTATCAATATACAATTGAGGATCTGTCATTGAATGACGCACACCAGCATAACCCCCAAGGTGAACCACCACATCTGGTTTATGTTCCTTCATAAAATCTTCTAGGTCGGGTTTCCATGTTAAATCAGCTACATCAATTTTAATACCAAAATCTTTGTATAGCTTCACAGTTCGGGCGGTCTTTAATGCCGGATCATAGTAGTCATTAAAATTATCAAAGCCACATACTTCAAAGCCATTGCTATGTAATGATTGCGCCAAGTGAAAGCCAATGAAACCAGCTCCTCCAGTAATTGCTATTTTAGTCATTCAGTGTATCCTTTTAATTATAATATTATTATAACACAATAATTGTATTTTGTACATGTTTAAAATGTTACTCGCCGCCCAGCTACTTTAAAATATAATTCTTCACTACCGTCATCATGTATAACATGACCGCATGCCATTTTACATTTATTACATGCCGCATCAGGATCTTCAAATAAAAGTTTATAGAAGTTATTCCACTGAGGAGAAGATATAATTTCAAGGGGGGTTTTACCAGATTTTACATTTAATTCTTCATCAAATAAATTATGGACATTATCTCTTTTGCAATCAAATGTGTCCATCCAGCAACAAGGTAAATAATTTCCTGAAGCAGTAAAAGCAATACAATTACTCATTGTATTGCGAACATTATTTCCATCTTTATCAAATGGAAAACATTTAGGTCTAATCTCTAATTTCATTTAAAATCTCATTATATTCGTCTACACTATTAATATATAGTTTTTTTGAAAACCCACTGAAGTTTTT